CGTGATGGTGAATAGGTTTGTCCGTCTCCTGGTGTCCAGGTTTGACAAGCAAAGCAATAGCTGTGCCCATCAGAATACAGACTATTAGCGTCTGAACTTCCGCAAGACGGACAGGGTTCATGACGTAAAAACTCGCTCTCGCTCGTCGTTTCCTCTTGGTTGAACGATGAAGCATTCATAGTCATCCAGGGCTTGTTCAAAGCCTTCGAGTACGTCTTGTGCGGAAGAGGTTTTATCGAGTGCCATGATCAGATAGTAGGCACAATCTTTGATGGTCCGTAGATCAGCCATTGAGGATAGCCTCTTGAATGGAACGACGAAGCTCTACGTAAGCTTCTGTTTGATTTTTGTGATAATCTAGCCAATCATCAAGCGCTGCATAGAATCCTTTCACAATGTTTTCACCGTAAGAGGTGTCTTTGTAATCAACATCAGCAAAGAAATCACTAAACTGTTCAGCGTAAAACTCAACAGTTCCGTAAGGAGTTTTCATGTAAACCACTCAATGGGGATGGAATGAAAGGCACACCACTTGATGTCATTTTTTTCACACCAAGCAGCATACGTGGTTTTAGAGCGTTTATCGATCTTGTTAAAGGGGGCTTGAAACACCATCCGAATGTCAAGGTCAGGATGCATAGCTTTGACAGCCAGCATCTTGCGACGATCTTCAGGTGTGAACTGCCCCTTGGTTTCAAGATAGACACCATTGGGGAGGAGAAAGTCCGGTGTGTAGTTGCATTGCAACACGTAGGGAACCTTGGTGCTCTCGTATTCAAATGGAACGCTCAGTTCTTGTAGAAGGTCAGCGACTTTCTTTTCTAGACCTGAGCGATACTTCATTCGTCCATTGCCTTTTCGATGATCTCTTCAACGATCTCAGACACAGCACGACGCATCTCGTACTTGAAATCAGATCGATCAGCTTTGAATCGCTGAACAGTAATGCGAGGAAGTTCAACAGTCAACGTGGCTTCATACAGCCCGCCAACTTCAGACTTCACAACGTCGTATTCAAAAATCATCGGTATCCTCGGTGGTGTTAGGGGTTACATTTGGTTCGTTTGCCTTGAAGCCTTTAGTCTGACCGAAAAGGGCCGCGGCTTCAGTCGCGTCAAGATCTCCACCATCCACACCAGCAGAACCACTAGCTTGGATGACTTGGATCGCTTGCAATTTAAGAGACGTGCCATAGCTGTCGTCAGGAAGAGTGTAAGGCTTCTGGCGGAAAGCTACTTTGACAAGGCTGCCGGAGTACAAAGGGATCTCCTCAGTGATCGGTGTCCCCTCGCTGTCCACAATGGGAACAGGCGAGTCAGGAGACCACTTGAACTTCACTTGGTACATACCTTGAGAGACTTCCTCCCAGGGCTCAGGCTTACAAACAGAACGACGAGGGTTCTTTACCTTGCTTTTGCACCACTCAAGGAGTTCAGTGCGAGTAGCTTCAAGTTGTTCGACAACAGACTCATCCACAATGCAGGAGAGGTTGAGGTTGCCAAATTTGCTCGGCTGGAAGACAGCTTGATAGCCTTCAAGACGAACAGGTGTTTGGGTGACGATGGTTTTAGACATCAACAAAAGAAATAGGTGGAGGCTAGGACGTTCTCAGGTTTGAGTGTCCCAATGATGGGTGGTTCAGACTTAGCCCCTATCTGCTCAGCCCAATCAGACAAGTAGTCATGATCAGCAAAGAGATAGCGGTAAGTCTCTCTCACGATAGCAGACAAACTGGTCATGTCAGTGGCACGACACAAGACTGAATCATGAATTAAAGCTAAAGGAGCATCAAACTTGATGGCACTTAGATGGAGGATGCTGGCATCGAGTGAATGGATCAGATTAGGAGCTGTCGCATTGCAATGATGACGGACATCAATCTCATTTGTCTCACCGTTAGCAACATAAACACGCTTGACTTTGCCAAGAAGTTTTAGTTGTAACTGTTGGATTTTCTTTTTCATCAACCGTTGAGTCACTGTAAATCCAGACGGAGTAGTCCAGATTAATTCAGTAGCACCCTTACGGAAAGCTTCTCTTACTTCCTTTTCGATCCAATCCATGACAGCCATAGGACCAGGAACGACTCGATACATAGCATCCCTTACAGCATTAACAGTCGCTGTTAGATCTTCTGTAGAGATCTCGACACCTTTCTGTTTCAAAGCTTCACGAATGTAGCTTCGATTAGAGAATGGTTTTGCATTGTAAGGAACAGTCATGACGGTTCTTTTGGTCACCTTTCTATCCATGTGCTGTTGAATAGACACAGGACAGTGAGGTTTAGCTTCTTCGGCAATGACTTTGTACGCATCTTGTGGTTTATCACTGGGAGTGACATTCACTAATTGTGCTGTACTTTTGTCTCTTGCCAACCCGGCCAAAACCTGGAGCCCTGAGCACGTGGCGTCTGTGGCTATCATCAAGGAAGTAAATTGTCTATCACATACAATACAGCAGTGATAGTATTCTTCACACGCAGCTAAGAATTGCCAAGGTTCATCAGCAGCTTCCCATTCAGGAATCGTACCAATTGGGTCATTGACAATACGAGAGATCAACTCGTGATGGTGATTAGTCCATTCAAGACGCTCTTCAATAGGAGCTTTGTCTAGACCATACGTCGTAGACACTTGAAAGGCTAACCATTCCTCAGCTTCAGGATACATGAATGCTTCATCAGCAAACTTAAGTAATGACTTACCAAAGTCAGTATCCTGTGGTGTAAGAAATGCAGGAATTGGGTACGCTCTTCCACGATAATCAAAGCTCCAGGGAAGAAAGAACTTCTCCTTGTCTTTGAATCGACTTACTGCATCCATTGTCATTCGTGTACGACACGATTGTTTGAATGCTGCAGCGTTAACGTTCATTACCTCAGCAGCAGCACGTCTGTACTGATGCCTGCTCTCCTCATTGTCAGCAATGTCTGCTGGCTTGGGAGGCAGAGGTAATTCAACAATGGGGATAAACTTCCCCACCTTCCTGCGAAGTTGGAGGAGTTGCTCAGCTACGTCCACAATAAAGGGATTCAGCTTGTACGACACACCCTGGATTCTATTTAGGAATCGGTAGGGTATTTCCCCCTGTATAGGGAGCTTATTGCCCCTTCGGATCATGTCATGACCACGCATCACCTCGTTCAGCAGGTAGCCACCCTCTTGATCCTTTGACCACTCCTTTGGAGGGATCAGCATCGGCCAAGCGATGGCGCTGAACAACTCAGCATTGGACATGATCTCGTCTTTGATGTCCAAGAACTCAGCAGTAGGTACCACATGAGAGATCGTCTTTTTACCTTGACGGACGTTCATGACAGTGAACCAACCACTTGAATTGCATACACAGTCAAGCAGCCAGTTGCCAAGTCTGACACGAACAAGAGATCCCCAAGGACGCCACACATGACCGCTATTATTCATAGCGCGTCTTACGTTGACAAACTTCTGCTGAGTACCACTTGCTTGATGCCAATACTTCTTCTGTAGATACACCAGAAGCTCTGGACATTCACGCTCGTAGTAACGCATCTGACATTCTTGCTCAACAGCTGCGCCAATTGAATCGCATATAGTAGCAAGCTTGGAACTGTTGTCTTTGATACTAAAAACTTTATCAAAAACAATCTTACAAGCAATAGCTGCTGTAGCCAATGGCTCAATGTTAGCAAGATATGCAGCGATCTCTTTGAAAGCTACACCATTCTTACGCTCTTTGATGCGTGAATTGGTGGCTTCAATCTCATCAATGACAAGAGGAATGAGAGTATCAACGCTAGCTACACCATAGATGGAAGCACTGGCATAATCTTTGGACTCCACATTATGTGTGTTTCTGTGGAGGCGTTGAAGACCACAGCTGATAGCTGCTCTTTCCAGCTCATATTGAGCGGCAATTTCACTCAACGTCGACATTCAGAGTCTCTTCGTAATAACGATCTTGTTGGTACTCGTAGTCATTGATATCAAAAAGATGATCATCAATGTCGTAGTAAGTGTGCAAATCAATCCTCATCGTCAAGGACATCATCGTTGTAATCTCCAGGAAATAGGTGGTGAATGGACTCGTTGTCTGCTACTACAAACTCCGTGTCAGGAGTACTGAGTAGCTGCTCAACCTTAGCACGTGCAGCATGCTTTC